CAGAGGTGTTTCTTACTGGACCGCTTACTGCATGTGTCGCAGAGGTGTTTCTTACTGGACCGCTTACTGCATGTGTCGCAGAGGTGTTTCTTACTGGACCGCTTACTGCTCTACCCTAGCGAACGGTTTGATGGGAAATGACGCTTACGACGGTGGCGCGGGTATCAGGGGCATCAAATGTATCATAATGGGCCACGGTATGACGGGGCATGATACTAATGATGGCGTCGATGGCATCAAATGGTCAGTTTTGATCATAATCCATGGGTCCATAGCCAAGGGTTTTGGTGCAGATTTTGCTTCTAACTAATTACCAGAGTTGTAGACAAAGGTATTGTTAACCGACTACTGTCAATACCCAATCAATACCCAAAAGCCGATCCCTTGCTATATAAAAAATAGGGGTGTCAGCTTAGTGGGTATTGGTATTGACGTTTTTCTGGAAATTAGCGTGTACTCAATGGTGTCTCTGGGGGAAGCCAATACCAATACCTTTCCCGATTTAAGAGAGATAACTTATATAAATGGAGCGCCCTGTGAGGGTATTGACCAGGTATTTGCTTGGCAGAGGTTTTCGTGCAGATTAGGGACGTGGACCACTGATATATCTAGCGTTACCTTGGGAATTGCCGGTATTGGCTTTTGTGGGCTAAGGGCCGAAAAGGTATTGAATCTTCTTTAGGTTGTAAAACGAGCGTTTAAAACAATTCCTAATCGTCGGTTTTCGCTCTCGCTGGGTCGTTTCGTCTAAAAAAGGTCTTTGGCGACTTACACGCGTGTGCGCATACTATTAGCCACTGATCCTGGTCTGCCCTCCATGGGCTGTCGACCGCTCAACCACGAAGCTGAACCAAGCGAGCAGAGGATGGCGTCAAAGAAAAAAGCGAATCAACTGAACCCTAGACAGCGTCTGTTTGTCAAGGAGTATCTAGTAGATTTGAATGCCCGGCAGGCAGCTGTCCGCGCAGGTTACAACAAGAATGGCGCTCATACCCATGGGAGTCGCTTACTGAACAACGCCATCATAGCAAAGGAGATTGAGGAGGGACTGCAAAAGAGGTTGAAGAGGATCGATGTCACCGCCGACCGTGTCATTGAAGAGCTGGCTCGTATCGGTTTTTCTGATGTGCGCGATGTGCTGACTTGGTCAAGCAACCAGGCCAACCTTATCGATTCAAGCGCAATGGAGGATGAAGCAGCTTCGGCGATTGAATCGATCAGTATCAAGGACACCGAGTATGGTATGGATTACCGGATCAAGATGCACAGCAAGATCACTGCCCTTCGGCATTGGGCGAACACTTAGGGATATTCGACCATGAATTCAATGGCCACGACGATGAGGACGAAGACGATCGGGTCGTATCGCAATATGCGAAAGACCTTGAAGAGTCGCTCGCCTAATTCCTGCCTCACACAGCCTTCCATAGCCGACTGGCGCTCCTACTATCGCTACGACGTAGAGGCGTTCGCGCGTTTCTTTTTTCCGCATCACCTAGATAATGACTTCACTGACTTTCATCGGATCGTCTTCGTCCAATATCTTCGCAGCGTGTTCCCTGAGTTCACTGAACGGCTGTCTCCAAAGCACCTGATGAGGAAGCGTAAGGGTGTGAGGGAGCTGTATCTTGCCCCGAGAGGCAATGCTAAGAGCACCGTGGCGTCGTTTATCTGTTGTGCTCATGCCATTTGCTATCGGCTAGAGAGGTATATCACTATCTTCTCTTCTACCCAGGAACAGGCGACACAGCGTGTTCGCAATGTTAAGGCGGAATTCGAGGCGAACGAAAGGCTGAAGGCGTTCTTTCCCGTGCACTGGGGAAGCAAGGCCGAGCGCTCATTTGATGTAAATGGTGTTCGGATGGAGGGACACGGCATTCAGACCGCTCGCCGTGGTATTAGTTGGGGACCCGAGCGACCGACGCGGATAATTCTTGATGACATTGAAGAAGATGAGGGTGTCTTGAACGCTCAAACCAGACAAAAAGTCAAAGACCGCTTTAATCGGGTAATCGAAGAGCTCGGGTCTCCAATTACTAATCTGCTGGTGCTGGGAACGATGATTCATCCCGAATGCCTATTGGCTGATTTGCAGGCGAATCGTCCCGACTTTCGCTCATTCTTTTTTCGGTCCATTGAGAAAGAGCCAGAGGATAAGGAGCTGTGGTGTGAGTACGAGCGGATTGCCTTTAATCCTGAGGACGAGCAGCGCCTGACCACTGCCAAAGAGTTCTACGACAAGAACCGAAAGGCGATGGACAAGGGAGCGGAGGTGCTTTGGCCCGATCGAGAGCCACTCGTGGATCTAATGACGAAGCGTATGTTCATTGGTAAGTTTGCCTTTGACGCAGAGAAGCAGAACAGCCCACGGAACCCAGACACGCAGGTCTTTAATGCCGAGGAGTACTCGTATTTTAGCGTTGCTGGCGATATCATTACCGTAGAGGGCACCGGGGAGAAGCTGAATTGGACCGAGATGATACGGTTCGCGTTTCTTGATCCGGCGGTCGGTCTCCAAGGATCGGAGAGCAAGACAAAGAAGGGAGCTCGGGACTGGTCAAGCCTTTGCCAAATCGCCGTCGACAAGAGAGGACGCATCTTTGTCCTTGACTGTTGGCTGTGTAAGCATAATCCGGCAGTTATGCTAGCAGGAGTCGTAGATCGCTTTCTCGTTTGGGGAGGCGAGCTAGGCTTTGAGACCAATGGCTTTCAGAGCGTTCTCTTGTTGCCGTTTCAGGGGATCGTGAAGCAGTATCAGGTAGAGGGACGCCTTAAGGGAGCTGTCCCGCATTGGACGTTTAACCAAAACGCGAACAAGACAGCGCGCATCATGCGCCTTGAACCGCTGCTTAAGCATGGATGGGCGTTGCTGAATAGGGGATTGCCTACGGAGTTCATGGACCAGCTGAACGCTTTTCCTACAGGATCCCACGACGATGGCCCAGATAGCCTTGAAGGAGCGATATCGCTGGCAACTTTGCGAGGAGCACTGCGCTTCCCGGGAACGAAGGAGAATGACTAGTGCTTGGTCGTCTATTATACGGTAGAAAATGGCAGGAGGCACAGAATGCTGTAGCCGACTCAGTCATTGCTCAGTGTGCGGCAGAGGTAGAGCGGGCGAGGCTGGCCGAGTCGACGCGCAGCTACATGATCACTGCCTTTGAGCAGGGCTTCCTGACTAATGCGGGCCTGCCCGAGCGATCCCTTAATCAAGGCGACCGGAACAGCATGCTGGTGCAAGCACAGAAGTTTGCCCGCGAGGATCCGCTGGTTAAGAACGGTCTGCGCAACATGGTCAACTATGTGATGGGGACTGGCATTGAGATCCAGAGCGAGAACGAAGCAGCCCTTAAGCAGTGGTCGGACTGGCGCCGGAAGAATAGATTCAACGATAAAGAGCGCGAGATTGCCCGACGCGCATTCCGCGATGGCGAGGTGTTCATTCGTAAGTTTGGGTTTGGTCCACGCATGCAAATCCGCTTTATCGATCCCGAGAATATCCAGGAACCTTCTCGCTTGAACAGCGATGGGATTGACTATACCGATGGCGTCATAACGAGCGCAGCGGACGTAGAGGACGTGTTCGGATACTATGTCCTCGCTAATGCCCGGAACCTTTCCTCAGGATCCATTGTCAACGCTTCCGAGGTGCTTCACTATGGCTTTGAGAAGGACAGCAACGTGAAGCGCGGCGAAAGCATGATAGTCTCTACGATGCTTGATGTCAAGCGTCTAGAGCTGGAGAATACTTACCAGCACGAGACTATGCGGATGCGCCTGGCTATTGCCCTAACGGAGAAGATCAAGGCCTCGCCGACGCAGCTGACAGGGTATGACACGGCCAATGACAGCTCGCGTAGAAACACCGAGAACACTGCGTTCACGAAAGGCTTCAAACCGGGAACCATTGCTACGATGAACGATGGTGTGGAATGGGATTTCAAGAGCCCTAATCTTGACGGTGCCGATATCATTGCCCTATTCAGGGAGCGTAAGCTGCGCATTGCC